GAAGGTGAGGATTGTGTGACCGTTGCTTTCTCTTTGTAGAAGAGAAATCTCCTTTGACCGTATGCACTTCTTCAAACTAAGACCGTGAGTCTTAGCCTTCACATAGGCACATACATATGCGCCTTTGCGATTGTACACAGCCAGCAGCTGGCCTTTTGATGTAGTAGTAAGTAAACTCATAATTATTCTCCTTAAAGAATAGTATATAGTTTGTACGTAGATGTACAGGCCTATATAGTAAGCCTAGAACCAGGACGATAACGATAGTTATCTAGGTAGTACCGGGGGGGTACTTCCCCTTGATTCCCACTATACGGTAGTATACTGAACCCATACTAATTTTATAAATCCCACTACAGAAAAAATCTGGACTAATACTAATATATTATTATATATCTCATTGGCGGAGCGTAGGTGAAGGTGGAGATATGCGTAGCATATCGTAGGCTGAACCTACTCTCTTTCTCTTGTAAAATTAGCTGTTATATTTCAATGACTTAAAATTGAGTTTGTACGTTAGAGGGGTATTATATGTACTTCTCTAACGTACACTCCAGTAAAAAATACTTCTGTACAAGTATTTTATTGTGGTATAGTGGGATTATGCGAGAATTTAATAAGAGTATTAGGGGGGTTCAGGCTATGCGGGTATTTGTACAAATAGGTAAACCAGTAGCTAGTCATTTACTTTTATATTTATTAGCTAAGATGGATAAGAGTAATAGCGTTCATGCGTCTAGGGGGGAATTAATGGAGGGTACGGGGTTAAGTAAGAATACCTTGACTTCAGCTATGAGGGAGTTGAAGGATTTAGATCTAGTGAGAAAGAGATATGGTTCTACGTATTTAGTTAATCCTGATTATGCTCATTTCGGTGATAGTAGAAGTTATCATATTATTAGTTATGAGTGGGGGAAAGCTAAAGTGGATATCAGAAAGGAATGTAGGGTTCGAAGTGGAGCTCTGCACTAGATATTATTAGTTCAGGTGGGTGTAGGTGTAGGATAGGCTGTATCTTAGATAATACTGTGAGAGGGGATGAGAAGGGCTGTGAGAGGTGTATAGTAGTTACCCCTACTACTTGGGTGAGTGGAGGGAGATCGTCCTCTCCTTCTACAATGAACGCCTCTGTAGAGTGGGGGCGTTGTATGATGGCAATAGATCCGTAGTGAATAGACATTGGAGTAGTATATATGAAAACGAATATAGCAGCAACTGGGCATGTGGGGGCGACGGTAAATACTGAGAGTAGTCCTAATATTACTAGGGATCAGTTGATTAAGGTTATGCCTAGTAAGCATTTAGTTAAGGGGATTACTCCTGAGCTAGTTGATGTTATTAACTCGGAGCCTGATAGTGATTTGAGGAGAGTGTATAAAGAGAATATACTTGGATATGCTAACGTATTGGGGGAGGGGAGGTTTAGTTTAGCTGGGTATGTGCAAGCAGTTAAGTTTGTTAGTTTAAAGTTGTTGGGGGATAATAGTAGTCTTGCTTATAGTAAAGTATTTCCTGATAGATACCAGGGGCTAGTAAATAAGGGGACAGCTACGAAGGATATAGCTAGTTTTGCTAATAATTATAGTAAGAATACTATGTGTACGAAGATACTGGAGCAGTCTCTAGTTCCTACGCATATCCTGAATATGGATTTACATCAAGAGGCTATTAATGTTCAGGCAGAGTTGATGAGGTCAGCTAGATCAGAGACTGTTAGGCAGAAGGCAGCAGAGAGCCTAATTATTAATCTAAAGGCTCCTGAGACTGCTAAGATAGAATTGGATATAGGCGTAAGCAATAACACTATAGATGACCTCAGGGCTACTACAAGAGCTCTAGCGAAGCAACAAATGGATATGATTAAGAGTGGTATTAGTAGTGCTAAGGATGTGGCGCATAGTGAGTTATTAGTGAATACAGTAGAAGGTGAGTATAGGGAGGTAGATGATGGATAAAACAGTAGATGATTACCTGAATGAGATAGACTATTCCACAGACCCTGGGTACGTGCCTAGTGAGTTTGCACTGGAGTTTGTTAGTTTCTTGAAGTTAGTTAATGGTGATGAGGGAGAGGAAAATCTGACCCCTGTTATGCATTATAAGATGTTAGATAAGGTAGCAGGTAAGGCACAGCATACTGTGAATATGATGTTTAGGGGGAGTGCAAAGACTTCTATATTCGCTGAGTACATGTTTCTGTATATAGCTACATATGGAGGGATACCAGGGTTTGGTGATATTAATTTAGCTATGTATGTCTCGGATAGTATTGAGAATGGTGTGAAGAATATGAGGAAGAACTTGGAGTTTAGGTGGGAGAATAGTGAGTTTCTTCAACATTTTATACCCTACGCTAAGTTTACTGATGTGAGGTGGGAGTTCAAGAATATTGATGGTAAGCCTCTAGTGGTTAAGGGGTACGGAGCATTGAGTGGGGTTCGTGGAGCTAAGGAGATGGGACAGAGACCCACCTTTGCAGCTATGGATGATCTTATATCTGATGCCGATGCCCGGTCTCCTACGGTAGTAGCCAGTATTGAAGATACCGTATACAAGGCAGTAGACTATGCACTGCACCCAACTAGACGAAAAACTATATGGAGTGGTACTCCGTTTAATGCTAAAGATCCGCTGTATAAAGCTGTAGAGAGTGGAGCTTGGAATGTGAACGTATATCCTGTGTGTGAGAAGTTTCCATGCAGTAGAGAGGAGTTTAGGGGGGCTTGGGAAGATCGGTTTAATTATGACTATGTGCAGGAGCAGTACAGTAAGGCAGTAAAAGCAGGGATGATAGATACCTTCAATCAGGAGCTAATGCTTAGAATCATGTCGGAGAAAGAGAGACTTATTTTAGATAGTGATATCATCTGGTACAAGAGGAGTAATGTCCTACAGAATAAAGGTGCATACAACTTCTATATCACTACCGATTTCGCCACAAGTGACAAGCAGAGTGCGGATTACTCAGTAATTAATGTTTGGGCTTACAATAACAACGGGGATTGGTTGTGGGTAGACGGGTTCTGTGAGAAAGCTCTGATGAATGTCGCTATAGATAATTTATTTAGGTTATCACAAAAGTATAATCCGCTAGAGGTTGGTATTGAGGTAACAGGGCAACAAGGGGGCTTCATTAGTTGGGTACAATCAGAGATGCAGACCAGGAATATCTACTTTAATTTGTCTAAGGGGAAGAACAGTACCCAGATAGGTATCAGACCTACTAAGGATAAGATGAGCAGGTTCCAGACTAATGCAGTACCCCTATTCAAGTCACATAAGATATGGTTACCAGAAGAGTTAAAAGATTCTAGTGAGCTACAGGAGCTACTTGCGGAGCTATCTCTAGCTACTGTCAAGGGGTTCAAAAGTAGGAATGATGACCAGATAGATACTGTTACAATGTTAGCTGAAATTAATTCTTGGAGACCTAGTGAGGTATCTACTGAGGTAGATGAGGAAGGTAAGAGTAAGTTCAGTAAGTATTGGGATGAGGAGGAGGAGGATGAAGGGGAGTCTAGTTACTTTGTGTAATTGAGCTTGACACGATTAGGTAGGTATGATTAGATTAATAGTAACATTGGAGATACTATGAAAATTGCAGATTACATTGAGTTTTTAGTTAGTGGTGAAGTACAACAGTTAGCTGTGAGTGATGTAGGTGACCTAGATCCTGCTAGTGTGGTTACGCCTACAGATATACACGAGAAGAACCGTAAGAAGCTGACTACCTACTTGAATCTAGCTAATATCGAACTATACAAAAAGTTTAATATATCTGTGAAAACATTGGAGTTAGACTTCGCTCTAGCTGGAGAGGAGTTCTCTATTCCTGATGACTACCTACATGCTATCAATGGGGAGTTTAAAGATGATGGTGAGGATATTCCACTAAATAATAATACAAAGGATGTGGTAGATGAGGTAGATTCTTTAGTTAGTATTATATTGGTGGATCCTACGAAGGTATTAATTAAGGGCACAGACGCGAAGGGGAGGAAGGACATGCTTCTCAAGTATGCATCCGCACCTAAGCTAGCTAAGAACATTAGATCCAAGCTAGAGCTCCCTCACACGTACACAGAGGCTCTCTTGAACTATGCCGCGTATAAGGCACATGTATCTGTAAGTGGTGATATGAAGGCAGAGAACAACACCTACTACCTTAGGTTTAGAGAGAGCTGTAAGCAGATAAATTTATTAGGTCTAAATACTCCAACGACATTGAGTAGTAATAGTAAATTAGAGGATAGTGGATTTGTTTAAAAATAGGTGTTGACTTTTTAAAGTAACAAGTATATATTGAATGTATTGCATAACCAAATGCTGAGAACAACCCGACTAAGTCGGTTAAATATTGGAGGCCTAAATGGCGTATTACGACACAATCAACCTCGTATCGGGTGATGACAAACCAGAGCTTAACTTTACGTTAAGAGACTCAAACACTGCAGCTGCAGGTAAAACGCTTGATGAAGACGACGCCACTACGTGGGCACCAATTGACTTAACTGCGCAAACAGTTAGAGTGTACTTTAGAGCCCTTGGCGGTGACACTGTACTAGACACTATGACATGTGGTAAGACTGCGCCTTATACAAGCGGTATGTGCCATATGCAGTGGAATGCTACTACTTTAGATGTTGATGCTGGTACTTACGAAGGTGAAATCGAACTGGAAGACACCTCAGGTAAGAAACTAACCATATTCGATAAGCTCAAGTTTAAGGTAAGAGCAGACTTCTAGTACAGTGGCTATACGCGCTACAATATCAATTGAATTACTGCAAGCTAGTGTTAGCGCTGCTAGAACAACCACGTCTGTAACCTACGAATTATCGCACGCTACGGGTATATGGACTGACCCAGATTCTAATAATAGAATGCCTAAGGATGAGTTTCCTTTATCAGATGTACGGTTCAGTCTTGTAGAGAAAAACCTATCAGAAACAGTAACGCTTGATGATGTAGTAGGCTGGTCATACGATAAATCTAAGTTAGAGACTCTAGCATTAGTTGAGAGTTTCGCAAAGGTTGTTTCGTACAATAGAGCATTCAATGATGCCTTTACACTAGACGACCTAAGTCAAATTGATAAAGACTTCTACGGTAATAAGGGTAATGTTGCGTTCATGCTTGATATTATCGGGCTAAGTTATCATAAAGACTTCACAAATAAAAACCAACTAAATTTAGGTGCTTTAAATGCAGATGAGTTTAATGACGATGGCTCTGAAGATGACAGAAGAGTAACAGTTTCAGACGTAGTAACCTTGGTTATAGATTGGGTAAGAGCATTCACTGATAGCTATTCATGCACTGATACAAATTCGTATGAGTTTATTAAAAATGTAGAAGATGCGTTTACTTTAGACGATACCTCTTTGATTAATAAAGACTTCTATGGTGACAAG